CCCCGCCGCCGTTCGGCCTTGCCTGCAGGGAAACGCTCTTGCCGTCGGTGCTGTAAATGCGGCGGCTTTGGCTGGTGCCCAGTTCGCCGTCCTTGTTCGGCATGGCACCGACGCGGACGGGGACGGCAATCATATTGTCTTTCTGAACGGTTGTCAGGTAGTTGGTTTTCTGCGGTTCTTCGTTTACCTCGAAATACTGGAAATGCGGGATTGCTTCGTTATAATCGTCGCGGTGCCCCTGTTCGTTGATCCTGCGTCCCACGATACGCCCCGCCGCAGGAACAGGAATAGCCACACAGGTTTTGCGATCCACGGTATTTCCCACCAGATTGCGGATCCCGTCTTTGTAGTAGGTAGCGCGTAGACATTGGGCTTTCCCGTCCACGGTTTCGTTTACTGGTTCCGGTACGGGCACGGCATAAAGCCCAGTTTTTGCACCCAGGCCGCCGCCATTTCCGCAGAG